TGAACTTGCCAATAGAACAGCAAAAGCAAAGGCAGCTGTCGCCCCACAAATGGCACAAGCTGAACTTGCTCAAGCTCAAGCCTTACCCGGTTTAACGAAAGCTCAAGCAGGCCAAGCCAATGCTAATGCAGGCTTACTTGGACAGCAATCTAAATGGTATGGCGACAAAGCCAAAGCTGAAATCGCACTTCAAAATGCTGAAGCTGGATTATATGGCACCAACGCTGAACAAAAAGCTCTCATGCTCCGCGTTCTTAAAGAAAAAATGGATCAAATGCATGGTGGAGGCACTCAAAACGCTCAAGGTAGTCAAGGCGGCGCACCTCAAGATCAAGGTGGCATGTCAACACCAAGCGCTAATAGTGCATTCAGTAATCCGAATCAAGGCGCTGCTAATTCTGCTAATGGTGCTAATCCTTCTATGGGTGTACAGCCATCTTCGCCTGCATCACAAACTCAACAAGGACAAACACCTAATCAAGCGCCTGCGCAACAAACTCAGGCTAAGAATAGTTTTTACGGTGTTGAATCACCTGAACCAAGTGTTGATGATATCGCTAATAAAATGTTTTTTGGCATGGACACTTTTACACCTAAACAAGAAAATGCCAAAGCTCAGCAACAAGGGCAATATGCCGATTACAAAAAAGAAGTTGAGAGCGCAAATAAAGCTGCAACTGATGCAGTTGACGCCTCGCGTTTGTTATCGCAATACAACTACTGGATGGATCAATCAAATCTATCCGGGCCGATTGGCGGACGTGCGCCAGCATTAGGAACGGCTTCGCTAAATGTTGATAATATTATTAATCAAATTTCACTTTCTGGTATTGAAAAAGTACGTGACGCCATGGGCTCTGCAAAATTTGCAGTAGCTGATTTAAATGTCGCATTAGGCATGAAACCTTCTCGCACATGGACTGAAGGAACGAGAAAGTTCTACACTGATTTTAATAATGCCGTCAATAAACGACTTCAAGAAAGAGCGCAATTTTACACAGTAGCAGGCAATAATCCACGTCTTGATTTACCTAAACAAGATGCCGATGCGCTTTGGACTGCATATCAAAACAAATATCCTATTGCCAGCAAGAAAGGCGATAAGGTTTTAACGCAGAATCTAAATCACTGGCAAGATTTCCTATCGCCTCGTGCTGTGAAATCAATCAAGGAAAAAGGTTCATACAGTCCTATTTCTCGATCTGATATTAATGAGCAAAATATTCAAGATACTATGAAGGCAACGGGTCTTTCCAGAAAAGAAGTAATGAAAGAATTAGAAGGGCTAACCTAATGAATCTATTACCTCATTTAGATACTGGCGATAAAGTTCCATTAGGGGCGCAGCCCGGTTCTATTGCTGCTAATCCTCAAAATACGCCTTTAAGTCAAGAGCAGAAATTATCTCTTGGAGAATTTTCTCCTGAAAATCAAAATCAAGTTGGTGGTTATGTTCCTATGGGCGCATATGAAAATCCCACCGTTGTTAAAGGAGCTGAACTAGCTGGTTCATTATTGCCATTAGGAAGAGGAATAAAAGGAGCAATAGGAGCAGCTAAGCTTGGAAAAGAAGCTTATGATTACTTGCAACCTGATAAAACGGCTGAAAATTTTATGACTGAATTAGGAGGAGGTTCAAAACCTACCTCAGAAGAAAATGTCAGAGAATTAGCCAAAAGAATCAATTTTTCTCGAACTAGTAATGCTGTTGATGCACTTGCTCATAAAACACCAGTTTATGAAGCTCTTGGTGAAAAAAATATTTCTTATAATCATCCTTTATATGATATTTTTGAGGAAAGAGATGTTAAAGATTACTTTGAAGAAAATAGTAATCTTTTAAAAAAATGGAATAGTGACAAATCTCCAATAGGAAAATTGAATAATAAATTCGTAGAAAAGCCTACTTTGAATAATTCAGACGATTTACAACAATCAGTAGGCGGTAGAATTGGCGATTTAAAGAAAAAATCACTTAGAGAACCTCTTGATAAAACAGAACAAGAAGAGCTTGCTGATTTGCAAAAAGTAAGAACTTCATTGCAAAATGATCAAGATCAATTTATTGAAAAACAATCACCATATCTTGCTAATCAAAATAAAATTTTTAGACAAAAATGGCGTGAGAATGTCACTCCTTATGATGACCATCCAATTTTGTCAGAAATAAGCAGAAAAGGAACAACCGAGGGATTTACACCTTCAGAAGTTAAAAGTATTTTTTCTTATCCAACTGCAAATGTGCAAAAAATATTACAAGATATAGGTACATCAGGAAAAAATAATGTATTGTATAATGAATTACAATCAGCTCATCCGCAAGATGCGAAAGAGCTTGCTAGTAAAATTTTAGAAGCTAAACAGCATGGTTATCAGGCTAATATTTCACCTGAAATGGAAAAATTGGCTAAGGAATTACAAAAAAGATCAAGCATAGCTGGAAAAGTAAAAGGTGCAGGAAAAATAGCTACAGGTGCGATTACTGGAAGTGTTTTGGGTCATCCTCTCGTAGGCTCCTCATTGGGGGCTGCTTGGGCTGTGGGGCGACCTGCGCTCATGAAAGCTTTAGAGTTGACAGCTAAGAAATGATTTAGATGGAAATAATTTGACTGAAATGATTTCGGTTAATGGAAGTTGTACTAAAGGGACTTTTTGAATTATGGCTATAAATCCGTCGCTACTAGTTTCAGCCGCAGTGCTGCAACTTTATTTTGTTGATAAAGATACTGGCACCCCATTATCTGATGGAACCATTACTTTTTATCAGGACAATGCACGGACTTTTTTAAAGAATATTTATTATCAAACTGGCGTACCGGGAAACTACGTTTATTTACCGGCTCCAAATCCGATGACGCTTAGTGCGGTTGGAACGCCTCAAGATGACAATGGAAATGATATTCTACTTTTCTATTATCCTTTTGATGAAAATGATTCAAATATTCAGCAACTTTATTTTGTTACTACGTTTAATTCAAATGCAGCGCCCCAATGGACTCGTTCCGGATTTCCTTTTGAATCTCTTAATTCACCAACGCCTACGAGCAACCCAACTTTAAATAATGTACTCGTGAATAATGTCTTTTGGCGAAATGTGGGTTCGGTCAATATTGCTGCATTAAATACAGTGCTTGCACCCGGCGCTCACGAAGGCTTAACCAATCCAGATATTCGATATATAAAAGACGTGAATGACGGTACCGATGTTATTACATTTACAAAGTTTGCAGCAACGCTTTCAACACTTGCGAATGGCGCTGTTACTCCTGAATATTATTTAAATTTTAATTCAACCGTTGCAGGCAGCTCAACCACTAAAGTTGTGCAGTTTCCTATTAATTTGCATATCTTAAGTTTAACCGCGAACACTCAATATACGGTTGCTCTTTGGGCACAGAATGTTGCTGGAAATGTATCTAATAATTTGCAGATTTATCTCTATCAATTTTTAGGTACAGGCGTCGCATCACCTGCGCCTATTTTGATAACGCCTCAAATTACTGTTTCAAATACATGGACTCGCTATGTATTAAATACAGGAGTTTTCCCAACAGGTTATGGCTCCGTATTAAGTGGCGCAGGCGATGATGCTTATTATTTACAAATAGCATTTCCTACAGGCACAACGACTGACATTAACTTTACACAACCTGAGCTTTATCTAGGATCGGAAGCCGCAACTAATGGCTTCCAATCCTATGATGAAATTAATTCAATCGTCAGTTGCCCCCGTACTGGTGATATTCGAACCTCATTAAATACATTCTCACCTTTTGGATGGGTGCCAATGAATGATGGAACTATTGGTGATGATACTTCGGGAGCCTCAACAAGACATAATATTGATACATTTCAGTTGTATAGCACTATTTGGAATAATGTTTCTAATGCAAATGCACCTGTCTCCACAGGTCGTGGTGCAAGTGCCTATGCAGATTTTATTGCTCATAAAACTATCGCTTTGACAAAAACCCTAGGCCGCGCATTAGCTTCAGTTGGCGCACCAAGTTCAGGCACTAATACTGGAACAACTTGGGTGCTTGGTCAAACAACAGGTAATGAAAATGTAACAATCGCAACTGCTAATTTACCTAGCCATACACATAGTGCAACAACTGGATCAGGCGGACAATTTGTTGAAACAGGTGGAACGAATAATAGCTATAACAATACTGGCGCTAATGCTGGTCAGAATTTTGATAGGACAGGGGATGTTACAGGGTTAGTAAATTCTGCAATGACAACCCAACCACCAGAAACTTTTGTGAATGTATTTATTAAATTATAAGGATGTAATTTATGTCAACGGATCTTAATTTTGCATTGGATGTTCAAGGCTATAATTCTTATGCACCGCCTATTTCAACCAATATGTTTAGCGCAACTCTCGCAGCGGGAGGTAATGCATCTATAACGCTCCCTACAAATAAACCTACATGGATTGTAGCTTTCTCTTATCAACCCGGCAGTGATATTTGGGTGAGATTTAATGGAAATGCCGCAGCTCCTGCTGGTGCCACTTTTGCTGCAACAACCTCTGAACTTAATCCGGGCGCTAGAATTGTATCTTGTTTTAAAGCCGATGGAGTCACTGCTGCCACTATTAATATTTTAAATAATGGTTCCTCAAGCGCTGATATTTGGGTGGGCTTATATGCCAATGCGCAACGATGAGCCTTTGGGAATGGGGCTAAATTTTGCAACTGACACTAACTTCGACTTTGCGGTCGATAGTGTCTTTACCAATGTTATAGAAAATGGTTCTGGTCTCATGGGGAATGCTTTTCTGCTTTTGGATGGATCATTTTTTCTTTTACTGGATGGAACAGATTTATTATTGCTTTAGGAAATGGAGTTTCACATGTCAAAGAATATTAATCAGATTTTTATTGCAAATCCAATTACATCTAATGCCATGACAGATTTAATGTATTTTGGTCAATCACCTTATGGCGTCGGCAATGATGCGGCAATGACATTTTCAAATTTTAGCGCCCAATTTGGTGCACCTTACACAGCAGCTGCATTAACCAAAACAGATGATACAAACGTGACTCTCACATTAGGTGGCACACCTGCAACTGCATTACTCCATGCTGCATCACTCACACTTGGCTGGACAGGACAATTAGGATTAACCCGTGGTGGTTCAAATGCGAGTTTAACCGCTAGCAATGGAGGTATTATTTATTCAACAGCGACCGCTATGGCCGTCCTTTCAGGAACTGCTACAGCAAATCTACCTTTATTATCAGGTGCCACCGCTGCACCTTCATGGGGAGCCTTCGCTCTATCATTGGGTGGCACATTAACAACCGCTGGTGCTTTAACAACCGTCGGCGCATTTGGCGCAATATTCACATTCACCAATACGACCTCTGTAACCTTTCCAACCTCTGGTACCTTGGCAACTACTGCGCAATTATTAGCATCACCTCTTACCACGAAAGGTGATATTTGGGTCTGGACGACAACCAATGCACGTTTAGCAGTTGGCACAGTAGATGGACAAATTCTGCAAGTGAGCTCTGGTGCAGCATCAGGATTGGCTTATTCAACGCCGACCTATCCAAGCGTAAGTGGAACAGCTGGTAAGATTCTACGATCCGATGCGACTAATAATGTCTATTCAACCTCTACTTTTGCAGATACTTATGCAGTAAGCACTCTTCTTTACGCATCTGGCACTAACGCAGTTACTGGCCTTGCAACAGCCAATAGCGCTGCACTCGTGACAAGTGGCGCCGGAGTTCCAGCTTGGCAAACCTTAACTGCTGGTCAGATATTAGTAGGAACGACCGCAAGTGCGCCAGCTGCAACGACAATAAGCTCGGGTACTGGCATCACCGTGACAAGCGGATCAGGAAGCATCTCTATTGCGTTAACTGGCGGTGCGTCTGGAACATTAACTTGGAATGATGTGGCCGGTACAACTCAAGCCGCAGCAGTCAATAATGGCTATATTATTTCCAATGCTGGACAAACCACTGTCAGCCTTCCTGCTACTGCCGCCGAAGGCTCAGTCTTTGCGGTACAAGGAAAGGGAGCGGCTGGCTGGATATTGCAAGCCAATACCGGACAAGTTATTCATTTGGGAAGCTCAGCAACTTCAAGTGCTGGTTCTCTCACATCGACAAATTTATGGGATAGTGTAACAATCGTTTGTGTGACAGCGAACACGACGTTTGCAGTTACAAGTGTTATTGGCAACTTAACGGTTGCTTAAAAAGTTTTTCATTTTTTTCATTAAAAGGAGTTTTTGAAATGAGTATCGTATCTATTTACACAGACACAGCAGGTCAAGTTGGCGTTAATCCTCGTCGAATCAAAATTGTTGCAACTGATTCTTTAGCTACTGTTACAACCGCAGGCTATTTAAATCCTACTAGCTTAGAAGGATATGTTATTTATGGCACCGACGTTGTTGATTTAATCTATCTCTTTAACTCTGCAACCAATTCTGGAACTTATGGCGTATTTACACCATCAATCTCAAATGGTGTTATCACTCTGGTCAATTGGGCTAATCCGGGCGATGTATTACTTCCTGTTGTTAGTAATGATTTCGCAAATTTTAATGGCACATCTGGTCAAATTAAAGATGCAGGTTATTCCCCTACTAATGCTGCCAAAACTAAAGTTGTTATGTTAAATGCGGCTCCAACCATCAACCACGTTGCAGCATTTACAGCGGCAGATGGCACCATTGGTGATGGTGGTGTATTAGGAACAGCAGCAGCAAAAGCAGCTTCTAATAATGCTTTATCAACAGTTGCCTCAACCGCAGGTTCCGGCTTCACTATTGGTGATGTTGTAACCGCAGCTGATGCGGCTGGCACTATTTCTGACAGCGGAATCTTGGCAAGCAATATAGTACGCAAAGACTCAACCAATACGATGGCAGCAGGCTCATCCATTGTACTAGCTAAAGTAAATGCTACTGAAGCGGCTAATGCGGTCACAGCAAGCGGCACGTCGGGTATCATTACAACATCCGCTCTTACAACCGCAGGTGGCGCAATTTATGCGATCACTTGGACAAATACCTTTATTACGACAACCTCTGTTATTCAATTGAGCATCATGGGTGGAAGTAATAATGCTACCAACAATCTCAATTTCAAAGTAACTAACGGTGCTGGAACATCGACACTCACCATTTTCAATAATACAGCTGCAACTGCTTTAAACGGCACATTATTGATTGGTTATTTAGTGTCGTAAGAAATTGGCCGCTCATGACGGGCGGCTTTTGACTTTAAAAAGGATTTTTAATTATGGCAACAGAAAAGTTTACGCAATTGCCCGGTGTCACTAATGCGCTCGCAAGCGATATTATTTGCGCTGTACAGGGTGGCATTTCATCGCAAGAGACTCTTGGACAAGTCATGACACTTTTTCAAGGGAGTGTCATTCTTCACAATGCAGGAAATCCCAATGGATCAGTTGCAGGAACACTTTATACGCTTTGCTGGGACACGGTTGACTTAGCTTTATTCATTTGCACAACTGCAGGTTCTTCAAGTACCGCAGTTTGGACATATATTTTAGGTACCATGACAAATGGACAAGTGGTTATTGGATCAACAGGTGTCGTACCTGTTCGCTCAACGCTGACAGCGGGTACTAATATTTCAATTGTTAATGCAGCAGGCGCAATCACAATCTCGGCAACAGGTTCTGGTGGTTTTACTTGGACGCATGTCACTGGCACGACTCAAACCATGGCATCGAACAATGGCTACATTGCTGATAATGCAGGTCTTGTCACACTAGCACTTCCTGCAACTTCAACCATTGGCGATGAAATTCAAATCATAGGACGTGGCGCTGGTGGATGGGCTGTCTCGCAAGCTGCATCTCAGCAAATTATTATCGGCTCAAGCAGTACAACCGCAGGCGTAGGTGGCAGCATTGCATCAACAAATCGTCGCGATGCTATTTATCTTGTTTGCACCAATACCAATCTTGAGTGGACAGCGGCTGTTGGCGTTCAAGGAATTATAACGATTGTGTGATTTTATTTTTTAATTTTAAAAAGGACTTTTATTTATGGCTACAAACAATGCGGTGAATGTAGGGTTAGCTGGATCAACTGGAACAGGAAACTTCGTTGGAGCTAATACACCAACGCTGATTACTCCCGTAATAGGCGCTGCGACTGGAACAAGTCTGGCTTTCAGTCCGACTACAGGCGGTATCATTGGAACGACGACGAATGATAATGCAGCGGCAGGGAAAGTAGGAGAGTTTGTTTCTAGTGTTATTGCAGATGCTTCTGCGGTTTCTATTTCTAGTGCTACGAATACAAATTTAACAACCATTTCATTAACGGCTGGTGACTGGGACGTTTGGGGTAATGTTAATTTTGGCACAGTGACAGTGGGATCCTCCTTTATGGCAGCTTGGATTAGTTCAACATCAGCAGCTTTGCCAGATAACTCATTATTCTCTGGATTAAATTCAGCAACTGGAACTATAGGTTCACAGTCAGGAATTACCGCACCCTTGGTAAGATTTTCACTTGCTGGTACTACTACGATTTATATATCCGCAAGAATAAATTTAACAGGAGGAACTGCTAATATGTGTGGTGGAATTTATGCCAGACGTAGACGCTAAGTAACAAGATGCAAAAGTTTATCCTTTTGGTCTTCATCTAAAGTTTTTATGTAATCAGTAATTGGCGAGCATTCCTTGCAGTTATAGGGATGCTCTTCTCTTTCAGTTTCTATTTCTAAACCATCGACATTAATTTTCATTTTTTATTTTCTCAAATCCTAATTGATCTAGTTCATGTGCTTTTATACCATGAAGAGCTAAGTAATGACGTTGTACTTTATAAGTTTCGCCTTCAATGATTGTTATTTCAATATACTCTCCGAGGGTCTTAACCATATCTTTAACAAATCGCTCGGTTGCACCCGAACTATAATGCAATTCTTTTCCGCAATGGCATAGGGTCTTTTTCATTGGCTTCATTCCATTTGGTTATGGCAACGTGAACTGTAGAATCATCTGGATGTATTGTAGAACGACAAGCAGAATGACGTATATAGACAGATTCATTGCAAAAATTACATCTTATATTTATGCCGATCAAAAGAATGCGATAACCATCCTGTCTTTCTCGCATTGAAAATATTTCAGGATTTTTATTACATTTTCGACAAATGTTAATTTTTGGAGGCGCAGAACAATGCATTGGCTCTTCAAAATAGTTATTAAGCAATTTGATAAACATATTCTTGATTCTTATATCCATATAGTATTTCTTTTAATTATATTTTGCGTGATCAAGAATGTTATTATGTAAATTATATAAATTTTGTATATTCACTTTTTATTATATGCAGAAGAGTTTTTGCTAATGCATTGGAAAAATTTTGGTCAATGATATGATGCTTGAAAAGCGTTACTGGTAAAAATGGTAATGGATCACTAGGATCAAAAGTATCACATTCATAATTGATTCCATAATGTGTGATTACTTTATCTTCAGGTACAAGTAAAAGTTTTCGGATAAATAATCGAAAATTATTAAAGGGCTCATTTTCTTTTATGGTGATAGTGTTAGGTAAAAATTCTATCAATTCGGATGAGGTATAGGCTCTTATTGCATCATGACGATACATTTCATCAAAACTACCTTTTATTCCAATACTAGGTTTGCTTGAATTAGGATTTACAGAAGGTAAATAATAAAATGTAGAAAATTCTTTAAAGCCAATTTCATTTAGCTCTTTGGCTAATTCGAAAGAACAGATTGGTAGTGAAACATCGATTTTAAATGTCATATTAATTCATTATTTTTCTTGGTTCGTTTTTTGATTCGTAATTTGAATTTGGTTTTTCTATGTCAAGAAGACGATAGATACCATCGACACCTTCAATAAGAAGGTCTTCTTTGCTTGCTTCAAATTCTTTCATATGTTCATTTTTCAAAGTGATCATAAGCATAAAGATATGAGAAAAAATCTTTGTATTTAAATTCATCATAAAAGAAATGACTTCAAAATCTTGTAATTCTGCAAATTCAGGTTCATTGGATAGCTTAGCTATTTGTGAATTAATAAAATCAATAGCGCCATCATATATCGCATTAGATGCGGAAAAAATCTTTAGTTGTTTTTCGGTTAACTCTTCATTTTGAACAAATCGCATTGTAAATCACCCATATTGATTTTGATATGTCGCTATTATATACACTATTTCTATTTTTAATAGAGGCAATCGACCAGAATTGCACTGGCTAGGCTCACGATTTTATATAAGCCAATTGTCCACTAGGGTTTCTCCCCGCTCGCAGGGGTCATGCGTTTCATTGTCAACGCCGCGATTTCCTCAAATACTGATTATCTATCAATTCAAACCATATTGGTAGGTTAAGCAAAATGGTGGCCTATTTTCCCTAGCGGTTGCCGTAAACTTGTACGTTCGGCTAAGTATCGTCGGCCATAAAGGAGCCGGAAGAGCAGGGCTTTCACCTGCATTGTGCGGATTCAAAGCCCGCTGTTTTACGGTCTTATCACGTGTTATCCCCGCCTTAAACTATCTCCCGATAAAAAGCGGCCTATTTTCCGCATAGTTTTAAAAGGCTTGCGACCTCTGTGCTTGTCTTCGGCCATAACTGGCGGCTCTCTACATCTGTCTCGTGATAAGGGGTCACTTGATTCGATAGGTACCCTTTCAAGCCTACGTCTTATCAAGGCAGCACGACTAATTTTGGCGCCAGTCATCGAGAGCCATGAACTGTTTTTTTAAAGTCTACCCATAATCCATAATATAAATATTATTATGACTATAATCCAACAAATGAAATGCAGCATTATAGCAACTCCTCTTTCTTTAGCTTGGCGAGGATGTCGTCATTTATTTGCATGATGTCGGACAATGTATCATCAATATTGGATAAATGGGAATAGATTAAAGAATCTGGATTTTCTAGGAAGCCTTGGCCTAATGATATCTTTATTGAGGTTTCGATGCGACCTAATAACTTTGATTGAGTTTCAACCATAATTATCATTTCTTCATTTTGAGCGTTTATTAATTTTACTATTTCGTTTAGTCTATGTGCAGTCATGATTTTATCCCATATTTAAAATTGTGATTAGTGTTAATGGGGTGATTCCTTGTCACCCCATCGGCATGCTTTCTTTAGAAACTAATCTCATCATTAAAGCCGTTTGTATTTTGAGGATTAGGGTTATGCTTAGCAGCCATATCCGCAAGTTCTGCGGGGCTAACTAAAGTTTCTTCTGGAACATGATAATCCTTCACGGAATTTTGAATCTCGCCTGTTTCGGAATTGGCTCGATGCACTAAATCTAGGTAGCCTCTACGCCCATCGCAATCGGTTGGCATGATATTACCTGAATCGTAGACATCTAGCATTTCAGTTGCCTCGCAGAAATGCTTCGTCTTATATAGCATCTTGCCTTCGAATAAAAGAGTATCAAATAAAACTCTTTCTCTGCCATCGATCCAAATGCGCATCTTTAAATTAAAGTAATCGTTCCCGGCTCGTGATGTTTTTTGAGTCGTTCGCAGCACTTCAAATTTATAGCGGCCTTCAGGATAGAGATTCAATTCGCGTAACTGCTGATCGTTCAATGGTGTAAATTCCATACCTTATTTCTCCTTTATGTGATTAATGATCTTCTTTATATCTTCAATGGGAATACCTTCTATGGTGTCCACGTTGAATTGTTTGCACCACTTATTAACGCTCTTTTCCGGTACATTCTTTTCAATAATGAGAGCTTTTACTTCATTAATGATGATAGCATCATTGGTAGGTGCTTCGCTCTCACTATTTATATCCTCGTGTTGCTCGGTAAATTCAGCTTCGATAACAGAGGGAGTAATATTCTCCTCCTCATCTTCGATTCCGAGTGTCGCTTCTAAGCCCTTCATGCCCTTTCCCTTAAGCTTGATGACATCCGCTTCATTGCTGCTTCTTTGTATATCATCTTCATGAGGAATGCCATAGAGAGCATCGGGGAAGGTGAATTTACCGACTTTGGCGATAGCTCGTCGCTGTAGCATGATGTTTGTGTAGGCTCCCCATGCGCTTTTGCTACCTTTGTTGAGCAGTCCTGCGCGGTCGGCGTCTTTCATGTTGAACGATTCAGTAATGGGGCTTTGATTCTTGCGCTTCATCATGCAGTACGCCGTCAGGGTTCGATCCTCAATCTTGCCTTCAAACCAAAGCTTCATGTCTTCAAAATCTTTGTGCGTTTTGATGATACCTAAGAAACCATCGCCATAAGCAAAAGGCATTCCATTGATGATGCCGAAAGTTTTGAGGGATTGGATCGCGTGCAATCCAAGCTCAGCGCCGGTTTGAACAATCATAAATACATCAGCTGGACGACCGCGTACAGCTTCAGGACAAAGTTTACTTGTCGCAAGATAGTTACAATATTCCTGCATCTCATGAAAGGATGTTGGCCTTACAATGAAAGGTTGGTTTGGGATGACGGATAATTCTTGTCTTTGAGTAGCCATATTATTTCCCCTCTTTGATTCTGAGTGAGCGTGTGCCGTTTTTGTTGGCTTGGAATGTTGCTATGATTCTATCGCCATCTTTAATGCCGTCGTTGCTGGCAATGAATTGAATTATCTCTTTGTCTAGAAGCTCCACGTCGGTTTCTTTGTCTTTGATAATAGATTTAACTACGGAGCGTTCGGTAATGTATGAAAGAATTTCGGGTGTAGCTTCAATGAAGTTGCCGTTATTCATAGGGTACATTAATTTTAGGTCATTTCGATTTGTGGCCTCTGGCGCTACATTTGCGAGGACGTGATCGTTCCAGAATCGTTCATTTGCGTCTTCGATCTTCTTAATAACCTTTTCATTTCTTGGTTGAGTAAAGATACGATAATCGTCAATATCAATGAGAGCTGCGATATCTGCATCATCATATTCGGCGCAGGCTATTTGATGTTGAACTTGCAAGATGTAATAGATTGGCGCCTCATCAGTACCACTCTCCCCCCATGTGAAACGCATGAAGCCGCTTGAGGATTTGCATTCTACTATTTTCTTTTGACCGATAATGACTCGATCTAGATTGCAAAACATGAATGGTAGACGCTTATGATAGACGGTCTGGTTCACGCGTCGAAGTTTAACATTGTTACGTCTTGCATATTCACGAGCAATCGTTTCCTCATGAGCATGACGCAGGTGTAGACGATCATCGCTTAGGATGGGCTCATCTTCGCTTTGGCCTGTTTTTTCAAGCCATAGTTCATAACGGGTTTTATAGGGTGACAAACCCATGACGACTGCACAATCCGTGGCACCTAATCCAAGCCTTCGGCTTTGTTTCTGAGCTTCGGTTAACATTTTATTTTCCTCTTTAGTTTTGTATTACTTTCATCTTTATTAATAATTAGAAATCGTGAGCAAACATAAATAAATGAGTCCTATTAGAAGTCCGAACCAAAATGCTTTTTCTAGGAAACATTCTTTTTTGTATTTCACTCTTTTCTTTCCGACATCCTTATAATCTATGCGCGCATCCATGTGATTTCTCCATTGGTTTGATCCTGAATAGGTTTAAGTCCATTTTCGTAATGCGTGTCACTTTGTATAGATTGAAATCTTTCATCATAAATTTGAGTTAGATCAGATGCGTAGAATTGAATTGCGCTTTCTCGCATGAGGTCTGCGAGTTCTTTTGCAATCTCATTTGATCCGAAATAGATGAATTGATTTAGTTTTTCAGTGATTTCCATTAGATTATTTGAATCGGTGAGGCATTCGTAAGCGTTTTGCTTGCGAGATTTCATCATTAATGTGACGAGAGTATCTTTGTCGAGATCGTCGAGAGACTCAAAAGAGGTGTTATCATTTTCAATGAGAAGGTCAATTTCTTTAATTAATTGGTGAGCATAATCCATTTTTAGTCTCCGTCCTTGGTGACTGATCGTTGAAAAAGGTTGCGTTTCTATCGGGTATGCGTATATATTTACATTCTTCATATAATGATCCTGTGAGAAGTTTGATTGTATGATCGCTGACTGAGTGAATTTGCGTTGGCTCGGTCAGCACCTTAATACCATTATATCATGGTATCATATCTTGTCTAGCCTTTTTTCAATTTATTTTTATATCTTATGATGCATTCTAATATGATGCTATTCATGGACACTTCTTGTTCCATTGATTCTTTCTTTAAAAATTTCCACAAATCTTTTGGCATTCTGATGCTATACGCCTTCAAATCTTCCATATTTTCCTCTCTTTTTAATTAATATTTATACCACGGTGTTTTTGAATTATTGTATTACGGTATCATTTTGTCAAGAGGTTTATGCACAGAAATTGTGGGTAAGTTTTTTTTGTGGCGAGTTGGATTTGAATTAAATTATTGAAATTAGGGATTTAGCGATATTTCTTGTACTTAATGAGTAGTTGAGAATATGATTAGTGAAGTTGAAAGGGGGGGAGTTCGAAGACCCCCTCTTTCAAATGTAAATTCCATTTTAATCAATTTTATAACACCCATAAGCAAGGGTTATAATAAATGATTGCAACGGAATTGCAACTAAAACCCTTAAAAGGATATGGAAATGCACAATAATATTGGCTTTAATTCTAACTCTAATAGCAATTTATCTAGCTCTTCATCTTTTAATCGACTTCAGCTTCCCCCCTTTGGGCGAGTGTTAGCAGCTTATCAGCAAGAAAATATTCGATTGGATTTTCCTATCTATATCTTTGTGGGCAAAAATGCCTCTGAGGAGGGTTTTGCTCAAAAAAAAATGGGGACGCTTTGTACCTTTTTGCCTGCGGGCGAAGATTTTACGCGTTATGAATGGCCAGTTAATAATCAAAAAGTCATCCTTTATGATACGGGTGGTCTCAGCATGGAACAGCTCAAGAAAATGTCATTAATTCTGCTTAAATTTAAACCTAATCTAATTTATATATGGTCAGAAAGTTACCCTGATCAATTTTTTAATGTTAAAAAGGAGCTTTAAATGAAAGATAATAATATAGATGAAATGGAATCACCTATTCCACAAGAAGTTATAGATGCCTTCAAAGAAGATATGAAAGAAATAGATCCAATTAATGAATTAAATATTATGAATGCTGATGAATTATTAGCCGACATTAGAAAAACTGATCCTACTTATAACCCTCCTCAACTTTCAAATATTCTTAATATGCATTCGCATCAAATTGATGTAGGCAAAATGAACCCCATTACGATGGAAATTTTAAATAATTATCAAATCAATCCTCCGGAATATGTGTTTCATCCATGCCTTGAAACGCAGGGCATTTGTTTTATTTATGCGGCAGCCGGGCTTGGTAAGACACTTTTTGCACTTAATCTGGCCTACGCAATAGCAGGCGGTGGTGAATTTTTAAAATATATTTGTCCTAAGCCTAGGAAGGTTCTCTATATCGATGGTGAAATGAAATTTTCACAATTGGCAGCGCGCATAGCCTTAATCAAAAGTTCTCATGGTGTGTTGGATTTTCCAGAAAATTTCGGGGTGTTGACGCCGGATGAGTTACAAAAACATGGGATCAGAATGCCTAAAGTTGACACACTTTATGGGCAAGATGTTTACAATCAGATTATTGATAAATTTGGATATGAAGTCATTGTTATTGATAACTTATCTGTCTTAACAACCCTTGATGAAAATAAATCGCACGAATGGATGATTGTGATTGATTGGTTACTTTTTTTACGAGCTAAGGGAAAATCTATCATTGTTGTGCATCATGCGGGCAAGGATAAGAATGGTTATAGGGGCTCTTCTCGGCTTTTGGATTGCGCTGATACTGCCATTTCACTTCAGCCTGTAAATGATGACAATGTGGAAGATGTTTATGCAGAAGGTAAGAAATTTAAAATTGTTTATCAAAAATCCAGATCGTTTGGTGGGAAAGACGCCGTGTCTTATGAAGTGACACTCGAACAGCAAATGTTTAGTTACAGATCAATAGAGCAATCTGTTCTAGATAAGGTCGTGGAGTGTCTTAATGCAAAAATGTCTCAGAGAGAGATAGCGAGAGAGCTTTTAATATCCCAACCTACTGTAAATAGATTGATCAAGAAGGCTAGAATCGCTGGAAGAGTTAGGGATTACTAGTGGTAAAAGGTAAAGATGAATCACTTTCCGTGTAACCCAATAGGGGCGCGGTCTAAGGGTGATTCATAGGTGTGAATAAGTAGTGAATCACTGATTCATTAAATGATCCAAATATTCATAACTGATACAGGGCAGTGAATCACCTCTAAGCCTCTCTACATATGGGCTTAGATATATATGATTCACTATGTAATTGTCTTCACGCGCGCGAGGGTGAATCACTTGGAAATGGGATGGAAGGCTAAACGAGATAAGCTTGCAAAATTGGTTAAAGAAATATCAGATGCGTATGGAGGGGATAATGAGTACTTTTTAAACGATTATATAAATGGTATAGTAAAAGTACATTATGAGAACTTGGATGTTCCCATTAAAACTTTTCTCGATGTTAAGGCAAGGATGCCACAATGCAGCAATTCAAACCGACCAAGCGATTCTGGAAAAATTACAATTCCCTCTACGGAACTTCAACGCCCATTCAAACGGAGCTGAGTGTTGTTTCTGATTCGGCGCCTGTTTTGCCTCTGGCGCTTAAAGCGCCGAAAGCGCCTAAGACGCCGATTTGCATTGTGCCGTCGGAGCAAGATGAACAGTTTAGGGCGCATGCTTGGTTGGTGAAAATGGGGATTGTGCATCACCATTCGCCTAATGGTGGGGCTCGTGACTGGCGAGAAGGGGCTAAATTTAAACGTATGGGGACTTCTGCGGGGTTCCCTGACTTTGTGATTCCTTATGCTCGGAAAGGGTATCATGGGCTTTATATTGAGCTTAAAAGGCTATCGGGTGGGAAGTTGTCGGAACATCAGGTTTTTTGATCAAGGAGGGGCATGCATGGTTTGAGGCAAAAGGGGCGAGTGAGTTGATTAAAATTGTTACGGATTATATGGGTTTGGGTTCTACGTGAAACATGGATTGATTACATTAAGGACATTAATATGAGAAATTGCGTTAATTTAGCGGATAAAGAGGCAGCTAGGAAATTATTGAAGGGACTCTTTGAAGAAAAGGATGAACAATGGGTGGAAGGGTTGGTGCAAAGTAAAGATGTGAAGACGATGGGTCAAATTCAAATGAAAAAGGGGCAAGGTTCGACAATCTCGATTGATTTGAGTCATATAGGCGGGTAGGATTACGACGCTTTAAATCGCTTTAAAATCGTTTTAAATGGATTGATCAAAATTTAATTAAATTTATTTTAGTGCTGATTAATGCTTGGTACCTATCGGCACTTATTGTTCCCGTGTTCCCGTTTGTTCCCGATTCGGGAGGATTAGGGAAATAGGGATTGTGAGGGAATGGTAATAATTTAGACAATGGAATGGAGAGTTGAATATGATTGTGAGTCGCTGTTGCAAGGAAAAGGTTTGGGTTCAATGCGGACATGAAGGCGCGAGTTATTATGTTTGTGGGAAATGTGATGTGCCTTGTGATACGGTATCAGCATTATCATGGATGAGTGAAAGTTATGATGACAGTCGACATGTTGGAGAAACTCAAGAAATCTCTAGTTGCCCACGAGGATTATAAAAAGTTTCCTTATATTGACTCGGTTGGAAAAATTACAATTGGGATTGGTTATAATTTATCGGATCGGGGTATTGATGATGGATGGATTAATACACAGTATCAGAAAGATGTGCTTTATTTTTATAATCAGTTGATGGAGTTTGATTGGTATCAAGTGTTGAATGCGGATAGGCAGATTGTTTTGATTGATATGGCATTTATGGGCTGGAAGAAATTTTTAGGATTTAAGAAAATGATTCATGCGATTTCAAAGGGTGATTTTAAGGGAGCCGCTTTTGAAATGCTTAACTCGAAATGGGCTGAACAAGTGAAGGGTCGATCAGCTTCGCTTGCTCAGGGGATGTTGACAGGGGTTTACAATATTTAAGAATCAGAATCAGAAATAAGACCTTCATCTTTGAAGACGCGTTCCATTCGCGTATATTCTTGAATGATTAATCGGTTAATGACTTGGCTTTTATTTTCATACATCATTTTAGCAATGTAATCTAAGTAATCATTGACGGGAGCTGATAGATAGAACGAGGTGCTTTTGTGTTTGGTGGTGGTGGTTTTTGGCATTAGATTATCTCCTGTAATGGTTCACTTAAAAAACCGATTGGGCATGCTGTCATTTTTTCGATTCGCGCAATGACTATATGGGTGTACCAGCCGATGCGCGAATCGAAATGAGTGCTTATGGTTGGATAAGGTTTAATTTCTATATTTACTTTTTCATCGTCTTTTATAAATATCCAACCTCGCATGGCATCAGTAATGAGAGTTTTCAATTCATTTAAATTTTTTACAATAACGGTTGTTTCCAAAGAAGTGGAAAGCGAACCTTTATGAAAGCGAAATAATGGCATTAAGGTTAATCCTTTTTTTCTTTGATGGTATTGGGATTGAAGTTGCAGAAGCAGCATTGGCCTTTTAGGATGTAGGTAATGCGGTTTTCTTTTTCGCAGACAGGGCAGAGAGTGAGGGCGATGTGGCGTTTATCTTTGTCGTATTTTTGGATGAAGCCTGCGCCTCTTTGTCTTTGCTTTGCATCTGTCCAGAGAACCCTATCGTGATCGTAGGGTTCTGGCATGATGTAGACTTTTTTTTCTAGGGTCATTTTTTATTCCTTGTTATTGTCTTTTTCAGTGTAAAAGTTTTCTATTTCTAGATCGATTATTTCCCAATTTATGCCGATGTTGGCGTCATGGTGGCGATGCATAATATCTAGAATTTGTCGGCAATCATGTCGGCTGAGCTCGTCTCGTTCGTGGTCACGGTCTTTGATGTCTTCGACTGTCCATGTGATTGTGATTTCGTCGGGTAAATGGTCGGGTGATTTTCTCATATTATTTAATCTCCTCGCTAATTAGTTCTTTTTGGCGATCCCACCACGTGCCCCAATTACAGGTGGGTAATCCAGCTTCCGATTGGGAATCACACCATTCTATATATTGGTCGAAGGAATTTTGAAAGCCGTTTAGGGTGGTTACTTTAATGTTTATTGCTTCGCTCATTTTAATATCCTCTGTTTCTGCGTTGTTTGATTTTGGTTAGGTAATGTTCGGCTTTTTGACGGGCTAGATTGTAGAGGGGATGAGATTCGAATATGTCGGCGTGGCTTTGTTCGAAATAGTCGGTCATCATATCACTGTCGTTTCTAGCTATATCGCCGAAAATAGCTTTAAAATCGGCTCTGTTATAATCGCGAGCATAGATAGTGACGCAATTTCTTTTATCGGTTCTACCGTCTAGACTGTAATGAATTTTTACTTTTGTTGTGCCGTTGGTTGCGTAGTATTGGTAAAATTTTATACTCATTGTATTTCCTCTGTGAGAAGTTGATTAAGTGGGTAGTATAGTAGCCTACTAATAGATTGTCAAGGGGTTGATGAGGGTTTTTATTATTGGTTTAATAGTGCATAATAGGTGGACAATATAGGGATTATGAGGGTTTATAGGGTATGGAAATTAAGGGATTTAGGAAGTGTGATGGGTGTTTTACGGCTAAGGTTGTCATGGGACTTGGCATGGTTGAGATGAAATGTCCGACTTGTAAAGGGGTGGGGTATCTTGAACAGATTGATGATGAAATTGCGTATCTTGAGAAGATGAAAGATAGCGCTGTTTTAACTGTATTTCCAGAAAGTGATGTTATTATTGGATATGAAGATAAACCGGCTGTGTTTGCGACAACGGGTGAAAATGTTATTAAGATGGACGATAAAAAGAATTTTAAATCTAAGAAGATTGAGAATAAATAAATGAAGGCGATTATTTCTGTGTTTGATGAAAAAAGTTATTCTTGTAAAGATGCAATTGTTGAAATTAAAGTTGAATGCAAGCCGTGTAAAGGTTTAGGTGAATGGTGGGTTGGTGATGGTTCTGGTCGCACTGTTATATGTGAAAAATGCAATGGAAAAGGATATAAATGATTATGACTGCTGGGCGTCCTTCTTTTGATTATGATCCTGTAATTGGTGAAGAAATTGCGATGGCTATTTCTACAACTAGTAAATCATTAGCGACTTTATGCAAAGAAAATCCGCATTGGCCAAAGCGTCCGACTATCTTTAGATGGCGCTTAAGACACCCGGAATTTAGAGATTTGTACGTGTATGCTAGGCAAGCGCAAGTAGAAGCATTTATCGATGATGTCACTGATATTGCAGATAATTCGACACCTGAATATGCAGCTGTTACTCGCACTCGAATTGATACGCGTAAATGGATTGCTTGCAAATTAGCACCGAAAGTTTACGGTGAACGCATTCATCATACGGCTGATATCAAAATGACACATGAAGAGCAATTAAAAGAATTGGAATAAACTTTAAGGATAGCAATGGCTACAAATAAAAGAGAAAATACCGTGAAAAACGATGAACGTATTGCAATAGTTGAAACGACAATTAACAATATTAATATCACATTAAATGAAATCAAAAGTGCGCTTGTTAGAATAGATAATAAGTTAGATTCACGTTTCGATCATTTAAATTCAAAGATTGATTCCTTAAATGATAAAGTCGATTCACGTTTTGATAAAGTGAATGATAGAATTTGGACACAGTTTTATTGGATTATTGGTGGCTTTGCGACTATCACTGCTATTATGGCTCATGGATTTCACTGGATTTAATCTATATGGATATAGAGATCAAAAAAGTTAATAGCTTTACTTCTATTGTTATGCCGCCCGATGATGCAACTATTGACACCGACTTCAATATTAATTTAATGTCGCCTCATATTAATACACTTGATGTGTATTTTTACGAAGAAGACAAAGACGGTATCAATAAGAAATCAGAGTGGCGAATCGATATGGAGTTAAATGATAACTCTGTATTTCGTATTATCCTCCCAAAAGAAATGAGCGAATCTCGCGTTACAGCTTTTGTCCAACCGCTCCTCACTTTAAAGAATCAAAGCAGAAAGGATTTACACTAATGTTAGAACATACTCAATTCATGGATAAAATTACATCTATAGAAGAAAAACTAGAGGAGCTCCAGCAAAGTTTAAATAGTCTAGCTTATAGATGTGGCAGCGCTGGTGGCGAGAATTTTAAACTATTTGAACATATCAGAGATGCAATAAGCTCTGTTGATTCTGTATATAATGAAGAATGCGAAAAAATAGAAAAGCGTATTGAACGATTAGAATCCAGTGGCAATTATAATAAAGATTATGGCTTAACTCTGCATGCTCAGATTATCGGCCTTCTTGAAAAGATAGCTATCCTTAGTCCGTTAGTATTAGCGCACGAGGATTATATGAGAAAGATAGATAAAATAGCCCTACACGATCCTGAGAAGACTATCGAGAATATGAAATTCTTAAATGAGCGCCTAGAACAAATAGAAAAGGTATGTCAAATAAACTTTGATGAGAAGTCTGGCTTCTATGCGCAATTAGAGGAACTTAGGAAAGAGATTAATGAGATTAGCAGATACGAATGTCATAACCGCGCATTGATCGAAGATTTAAACTTATCGCTTACAGAATATGTTAATGCTGTGGCTGATATATCTATGCGGGTCAATAAAGTTGACTCACTCCTGCGTGAGTTTGAAAAGCAAAAAATACAGCCCAAGTTTGAAGAGGTAGCAACAGCTATATCTAACCACGACGAACGCATTCATGACCTTGAGAATATAGGTGCTGAATCAAGACTATTAGGATTAGAAGAAGAATTAAAATCTGTTTCCAATGCGCTTTATGTTCGCAATAAAGAGTTCTTTGACCTGCGCGATGAATGTAGAAAAATATTATCTGAGACTAATTACCAACCTAAACCCTATAAATGTCCTGTCTGCAATGGATTGACTTTATTATCAAGAAAGTATGTGGATGAATCAGTAGGCGAAAATACTAATCTACCACCCGCTATATGTATATCTTGTGAAGGGAAAGGTATTATATGGGGTTAAACATGAATGAGCATGATAAGTTAAACATTAAGATTGAACGGCTTTCATTATTGATTGGAACAATTGTAGGTCAACTATCTGGTTTGCTAAATCAATTAGGCCGTGAGTCAATTACATTAGCGCAAGTATATCGTGAATTATTAGACCTGAATGAGATGGCAGGTTTACAGCTTCATGAGCTTTATTATAAAAATAATAAGAGGGATGAAAAATGAAATTTATATTCAAATGTCATAATCATGAAGAAAAAACACCATCTCTCGAAGTGGATTTGATTAAAGGTAAATATTATTGCTTTACTTGTGGAGTATGGGGTCATACATCAGAAAGCAAAGAAGTTACACAAATGGTTATCAATCATCTAGAAGGAATCATTGAACATCTAAAAGGACATTTATGACGGTTAAGATACCAAAACCTGTTCGTATTACTGAAGATTTCATTAAGAAAGAATGTAAGAAAGGTTCGCTATTTCTATATGAACATAATCTTGGTGGATGTCCGCGAGATTGGTTTGATTGCGTTCAGTTCATTATGTATTTTGGCATCGATCAAAATAAAGGCAAGCCAACTTTAATTTTAGATGAAAAAGAATCATTGCGCTTTCATGAAGCTCTAATCAAAAAAGATATTGATTTATTTATCCTTCCTGAAAAAGAAGGTGCTGCATGGCAATTACGCTTATCTAAAGTAATGAACGATAAGACTAATGAATATGAAATCTGTTTTTTGGGCGGGTCGATGTTTAGAAAATTCTTGGATAAGAATAATATCTTTTATATGTCTTACTTATCAGATAAAGGTAGCTTGATATCAGCGAGCAATTTAAAGTATCAAAAGAATACTGATGATAAATGCGACGTTCCCATTGAAGAGAACTATATGAGTAAAGTGCAATGAAAGAAATACTAAAAGAAATGTGGTATTGGGGATGGCGCACTAAAGCAGGCCAAATGTGTACAGTAGGATGCTTTCTAATGGGCTTAGGTTTTGGATTTTGGCACGGAATAGGATTAATCGGGTTGGTTCTCTATTATAGATGTTGGGATGAATGATTGCATATTATTGATAAGGGATTATTAATGAAGGATTTCTTTTGCATTCTATTATATTTTCTTTATCTTTTAGCAGTTATATCTGGTACTGCTATAATGATTGAGAAATAGAATTGGTCGCCTTGGTGGTTTTTAATGGCATTGATATTTTGCTCGGTTCATATAAAGACAGATTAATTAAAAGGAATTTAAATGTTTTTAAAGTCACACCAATGGAATATGGTACCATATACGCGTTATGAAATAAGACGCGAGATGCGTGTTCGGGAATCAATGCATACAGTGATGATATTTCCGAAACGCTATCAAGATGTTGACACGGGAAAATATTGTACTGATAAGATTGCAACACTCTATAGCGAATCGTTATCTGATTTAGCTCATAGTTGCGCGATGAATCAGAAAGGATTTTTTAATAATTATCACCATAGATTAGATGCTCCATTTTATAAAGAGTTTCCACGAAGATATGATGAATTTGATTTAGAATAGAGAAATAAAATAATGATAAACACTTGGTTCACATCCGACCACCATTTTGGGCACAAAAACATACTAGAGTATGAGAAAGAAGCTCGCCCATTTGCAACTATCGAGGAAATGCATGAAACACTTATTGAGCGTTGGAACAGTGTTGTTAATCCTAACGACATTGTTTATCACTTGGGTGACTTTTGTTTCGGCAAAAAGAATCTTATTATTGCGAAAAGACTTAATGGTAAAAAGAAGTTGGTTATGGGTAATCATGATACTTATCCCACTAGTGATTATTTACACTATTTCGATAAATTATATGGTGTCATTTTTTATAATAGATGCATTTTAAGTCATAGTCCTGTTCATCCAAATGGTTTAGGTTCCCGTTGGATGCTTAATATTCACGGGCATTTACATAGCAAGCGAGTTCAACATGCAATTAATGGATTGTATTCCTTAAAAGTTAATAAGGATGCGGAAGAAAAAGAAATATTAGTAAGAAGTCCTTTTGATGAGCAATTCGAAGATGATCCAAATTATTTTAATGTAAGCGTTGAGCAAAATAATCTAACGCCTATTCATTGGGATGTTATAGCAGAAAGATTGAAGGAATTATAAATGTTAATGCCACGATTCAGAGGAAAAACATTAGAAGTTGAAGGTGGCTGGCAATGGGAAATGCTTATTTCATTATTGGGCGAACCGGATGGCCATCATTTTATATGTAATACAATATTCAAAACCAAAGATGAAGCAATCATAAATATGAAAAAATATATCCAAGAAATTATAGAATATTTATCAAAAGAAGCGCCAGAATTAAATATAAATGCCACGACCTTTATCGACATGAAAACAGATACAACTAGACACTGGGATAAATCCGATGAGCATTGAGGTTATATGAGTGAATTTACATGTGATAATTGCAAGAAAACATTTAATAAAATTAATAATAACCGTTGGAATGAATTTAAAGCAGCCGAGGAGGTATTGACATTATATCCTGAAACTAAAAATGATTCGATGAGAGTTTTATGCACTCCATGTAATAATAAATTTAAAAAATGGTTTTCAAAGCAAACAGACGAATATAAGAAATGGATGAGAGAAAATTACTAATGAATGAAATTAAAAGATCAGAATTAAAGTTAAGTATTAGTAAGCAAAATTACAATCAACTTTTTAATATTTTAATCATTAGTTTTATCATATTATTTGTTAATGTTGGCTTGTTATTTTCTAATCCATTTAAATGGATTAACGGTATTGCAATTGGCGCGTTATTTGTTTCTATTGCTTATACTATTGTTAATTTATTATCTGAATATAATGATTTAAAGTTTTACAAAGAGCGCCTCAATAAAGCCAAGTGGAACGACCACGATGAAATAGAAAGACTCAATAGCCTAACCAAATACCATAATCAATTTTTCACTATGGATAAAAAGAAATGACAGACAAAATAGATTATGAAGCTATAGCAGCATTATGTATGGAAATTAATGATAGAGTAAAATTAATTTGCAATATCTTTCCTGTTTCTAAAGAGCATTTACTAAAACATGTCGCTGCAAATTCAATTCACATGGCTCTTTTTAGTAAAGATTTATTGCAACACCAACGCGATAACAACGAACCTGAATCAGACCATGTTAAACACTTCTTAAAATACTGCGGGTGCAAAGATGCCTCATAATTTTACAGATAGAGCTGACATATCAGATACCGAATTAAAAGAATTAATTGATTCAATTCCGAAATGGATAAGTATTAAAGATAATTATCCTTCTCATGCCGGGCAAGAAATATTATTTTGCTCTACTGATGAAAACTTTTTACCAGCTACTTTTGGAATCTATTTAGGTGATAAATTTAAATCTAATAGATTTTATAGCTATGATAATAAATCATATAATGCTACTCATTGGATGCCTTTGCCGGAGAACCCTAAATGAGCGAAAATAAAGAGAAGAAATGGGAAATAATATATCGAGATGAACCATGGTTTAGTAGCAATGCTGATAACAAAGGTGAGGGTATTGGTTTTTATGAAGTTAAATTTTCAGGTTGTTTATATGGTTTTATAACAAAAGAATCATGGGATAAGAAATGCACTGGCGATATTCTTGCATTTGTAGAATTAATGTTAAATGATGCACATAGCTTAGCTTTAAAGGAACATAATTAATGAAAATTTTTAAATATGAAGTTCCAATTAAAGATAATTTTACTATACAGATTCCTGTTGATTCAAAGATTTTAACTTTTCAGGTTCAAAAGAATAAACCATATATATGGGCGTTAGTTAATCCAGAGAAACCATTAGTTTCAAGATATTTTTCTATTATAACTACAGGTCAACCGATTGAATATTTAATGGAAGTTTTTATTTATATAGGCAGTATACAAATGGTTCAAGGTGATATAGTTTTTCATCTCTTTGAGGATGTAACATGAGTAAATGGATAAGCGTGAAAGACGGTCTTCCAGATAATAATAATGAAACTCTTCTAATAACAGATGGCACAGATGTATTTGCTGGATTCTATTGTTCAATGCTTGAGTGGCATATGAGCAATGGTGAGTCATGTGACGATATTGGTTTTGATGTATTTTATTGGATGTATTTACCGGAGCCACCAAAATGAGAGAAGTATTTGTCGTAACACTAGGCGCTGCAAACAGAGCATCAATGCTTCAATTCGCCTTCCATGATTTAGGTGAGGCTAAGAAATTTAGAGATCATGTTGATAGCGGAAACGGTGCAAGTTCAAATTATAGCACAATCCATATTTTATCTATTTATGATAAAGCTATTCAGTTAATAAAAAAAGATCAATAGAGAATCAATATGAAGAAAATTTTTAGAAAGTTATTATGCAAATTAGGGTTTCACGATGAAGAATTGAAGCGTATTACAATTCAGCCAATTTTCATGCACCAAAAGGAAGAAATTTTTTTACCAAAGCATGGCGGTTGGATGTATCAATGCATACATTGCGGCAATGAAAAAATTGAGAGGTTTTAAAATGCTTTATTGGATATTATCATGTGCGGTGGTTTTAATAATTTCATGTATTTGTCATTATTTAGGTGCTGAGCCTTTCTGGTCATCTTTTAATTTATTTGTAGCATGTTGCTTATTCGGGATTTTTCTAAAAATTAGAGATTAATTAAAAGGAATAAATAATGCCATGTTATTGCGAAATACCAGATGAAAACGACCAAGCTGAAATTGAGAGAAGATGCAAAGAAAGAATGTATTTTGATTCTCAAGGGTTATTAACTAGAGAGCAGGCTCAAGAATGTGAGAAAAGACACTTGAAAGCATTTCCTATGGGAAATATCAATGATCATCTTTGTAAATTATGTAAGGTTCTCACTGAAGAACAGATGAAAAAAATAAGCGCTTATCAATGGCTAATAAAATGGAGCCATAAAACTTTATATGATTGGCATATTCAACATTGCAAGGATGATGACAAAAATGAAAAAGATGGCAAATAAATACAAATGCGAAGTGCATAAACTTGATTTTGCATGTTTGGGTTGTATCAGAGCTTGGATTGAACGACATGATAAAATGCTTGAATTTATAACTGAGCTAGCTATTGAAAGACCAGATAGAGACAATACAATGGAATGGATTAATGAAGAAGCTAGATATTTACTAAAAGAAATAGGAAAAGGATTAATATGATTAAAGAAGTAAAAGTCAAATGGGAAAAAGTTTTAGATTGGAAAGATATTAATAAACCTCCTCTTATTAGATGGATAGATTTAGCCAATGGTACGATGTTTCGAATCACGGCTTTCTTTGCGCATTCCTTTCATGAAGGTAACCCGCGAGAAGGATTGTATATTGGCATTGAGCGAGTTGGTTCATTTTTATTTACGCTCACTCGTGCGGTCAATCCTGATTACATATCTGAAAAGCTATCTTTGCCTGAATCAGATGCAGCTGCGATTGCTGATTGGATAAATGTGCAACTAGGTTTTGATGCTCGGCAATTCGGATTTTACAATGAAGACTATATTAACGAAATCAAACCCTATGGCCTCATAGGCGAGCGATTCTATTTTCCATTAATGCCAAGAATAATTAAGGATTAAAATAAATATGCCGTTTAGATTATTAATAATCTTAATATTATTTTGTATCTTTTTCTTAGAAATGGATATATATCATATATCAAAGAGAGTAGCTAAGTTAGAAAAACGTGTAACTGCTTTGGAGTTAAAAATATGAGAGATGCTCAAGTTAAGTGGTTATGCATTATGGGATGTGTTGCTTTTATCAGTTTTGCATTTGATCAAGCTTATGAAGGCTACCTTGACCATAAGATGCCATTAGAACAAACTAAGATTCTCAAAAAATAATAAGGAATGTTTCATGGATGAAACAGAGCGACGCATTAGAACGCGCTTGCGCGATGATTATGCACATTACTCAAAGAAGTGCCTTAAGATTCGAACCAAGGCAGGGGAAATTCTGCCGCTTGAATTAAATAAGGCGCAAGCCCATGTCCACGCATTAGTTGAAGATCAGAAGCGCCGCACGGGCAAAGTTCGAGCTATTGTGGTCAAAGGGCGACAGCAAGGAATCTCAACCTATATAGAGGGGCGATTCTACCAGCGAGTCACCCATTCCTTTGGTGTGCAGGCTTTTATTCTTACCCATTCCCTTGATGCCACGAACAACCTTTTCAAAATGGTACAGCGCTATCATGAAAACTGCCCACAAATTGTACGACCCGCCGTCAATATCAATAATTCCAAAGAACTCATCTTTGGCAATCTTGATTCAGGTTATAAGATTGGTACCGCTGAAAATAAGGTCGTGGGTCGGTCACAAACTATACAATACTTCCATGGCTCCGAAGTCGCTTATTGGGCTAATGCTGCAGAACACGCAAAGGGAATCTTGCAAGCTGTCCCGGGTACCGCTAATACTGAAATCTTTCTAGAGTCGACAGCTAATGGCGTGGGAAACTATTTTCACCAACAATGGCAACTTGCTGAATCTGGTCAATCTGAGTTCATTCCAATCTTTGTGCCTTGGTTTTGGCAGAATGAATATAGGCGCGAGATTGATCCAGAGAACCCATTCATTCCAACTGATGAGGAAATGGCATTACTTGATGTTCATAACCTTACCTTTGACCAACTGGCTTGGCGCCGGATTAAGATTATTGAGCTTTCAGTAGGCGGCATTGATGGCGCCAAAGCCTTTATGTCGGAATATCCTAATACGCCAACCGAAGCATTCCAAACGACCGGCGAGGATAGTTTTATCACGCCAGAGATGGTTATGCCACCACGCAAGACCATTTGCCAACCCTACGGGAGACTTATTATAGGCGTTGATCCAGCGAGATTCGGCGATGATTCAACCTCAATTATTAGACGCAAAGGGCGATTGGCTTACGGCCTTGAATCACATAATAAGAAAGACACCATGGAAGTGGCTGGTTTGGTTCACCGCATTATTAAAGAAGAGCACCCATTTAAAGTCTGCATTGACATTGGCGGCCTCGGCGCAGGTGTCTATGATAGATTACTGGAATTGGGTCACGCACAAATTGTTATCGCTGTTAACTTTGGGGCATCCCCTCTTAACGCTGAGCGCTATATTAATGTACGCGGTGAAATATGGGGTGAGATGAAGGAATGGTTGCTTGATTTGCCATGTCAAATACCCGACAATGATTCATTACATGCTGATTTGTGCGGCGTGAGATATAAATTTGATTCTAAAACAAGACTCATCCTTGAACGCAAAGAGGATATGAAGAAGAGAGGCGTTCGCTCACCGGATCGGGCGGACGCACTCGCTTTAACTTTTGCGTGCCCTAATCCACTATTGATTGAAACAAAGACAAAAGAGTATGATGATCTAGCAAGACGTATGACGGCAGGAAGTCGTCAGGTAGACATTTTAAGGAAGAAAGCGAATGGAAGTCGCAATTGAGCATCAAGATCAATTAGAAAGAATCAAAAAATCCGTTCGCAATGCTTACGATTATTTTAAGCCGAACTACGATCGCTACAATGAATTTAGAAAGTTCGTTTTCGAAACATCCCTTTCATCCGATGATACAACTCTGCTCCAGACTATGGGGAAGCCTCAACTAGAGTTTAATATTCTTGAGGCTTATGTTTCACGTCTGCTTGGTGAATTTTCAAAGCAAGAACCATCGATTGAAGTCAGTGCAGAAAATCCAGAGAACGCCGATCCTCAAACGATTGAGGTTGTTGAACAGCATATGCGTCATGCGCTTTTTGATGCAAAGAACTATCATTCTAAATATGAAGTGTACAAAGATTTGCTAAGCGGCGGTTTCTCAGTTTTCAAGATTACCACTGATTACGCAAATCCAATGAGCTTCAATCAGAATATCTGCTTCGATCGCGCCTATGATCCAACACTTTGCGGCTTTGATGAATTAGCTCGCTATTCCCATAAAGGCGATGGCAAATTCTGCTTTGAACTATTTCCTATGGAAAAGGAAAAGTTTGAGGAAAAGTACCCGGATGTAGATATAGATACTATTAATTACCGCCGTGACTTTGCGGGTTTCAATTGGTCATACACTAACAACTCTGATCAGATTCTTTTGGTATGTGATTATTACGAAAAGAAGATGAAAAAGAGAACGATCATACAGACCGCTGATGGCAAGGTCATGACTCGCAAAAAATACAATGAAATGGTCAAGGAATGGAAAGGTTTTATTCCACCTCCGGCAATCCTTGGAAAGCCTCGCACTACTGAAATTGAAACGATTGTTCGATATCGTCTTATTGAAAATCGCGTCATTGAATATGAAGAAACAGATTATACCTATTTCCCTCTCGTTTTTGTTGATGGGAACTCAATGCTTATAAGGGGAAACAAAAATGGCAACATCTGCCAAGTCACGCGCCCGTATGTCTATCAAGCGAAAGGCGCTCAACGCCTTAAAAACTTTTCTGGTATCACTATTGCCAATGAAATGGAAAATATGGTGCAGCACAAATTCAAAGTCGCCAAAGAATCGCTCCCCAAAGAAGAAGACTGGCTCCAAGCGTACAAAGACATCCAAAAGCCGTCAACCTTGGTCTACAACGCTTTCTATGAAAACGACCCCGACAAACCATGCCCACCACCTGAAGAAATAGCACGTGTACCGATGCCGCAAGAAGTTGTGCAATCTTTTGTCGGCGCTGATGCCCTTATTCAGAATATCTTGGGTTCATATGATGCATCATTAGGTATTAATGATAACCAGCTCTCGGGTGTTGCCATTGTAGAGGGCGCAACCCAATCTAATGCGGCTGCGATGCCCTATGTGGTTGGCTTTCTTCAAGGATTGCAGCGCGTTGCAGAATGCATTCTTGATCTGATTCCGAAGTATTATAAAACGCCAAGAACGATTCCTATTCAAGGCATAGACGGAGAGAAATCTTATGTCAAAATCAATCAGCCGGGTGGTATCGATCTTGACTATTCGGATAACCCGCTTAATATCAAAGTTGAGGCAGGCGTCAATTTCCAAATCCAGAAATCTCGCGCATTGCAGCAAATCATAGGATTGATGCAGGCTAGTGAACAATTTGGTCAGTTCATGAATGAGAAAGGACTACCCGTACTCCTCGATAATATTGAGATTAGAGGCATTGACCAAATCAAACAAATGGCTGAAGGCTGGCTTAAAGAAGTGGCTGAACAAAAACAAGCGGCCATGGCTCAAGCTCAGGCTGAACAGCAAAACAATCCACTTGTCATGAAAAATCAAATTGAAATGGCTAAACTTCAACAAAAGAGCCAGACCGATCAAGCTAAATTCACAATTGATATGCAGAAACTTCAACAAGATCAAATGAAGGTGATATCTGATGCATTATTAAGCAAAGATGAAGTTGAAGTCCAAAAGTTAAAAGCAAATGCTGAAATATTCTCCAAGAGTGTCGAGCTAAAACTTGCGCATAAAGATCAGCTGCATCGCCACACAAAAGATGTGATCGACACGCACCATAAAGCGATCGAACTGCATCATACAATCTCGCAACCTAAAATAGGACAAGGAGCCACCTCTAATGTCAACGCCTAAAGTAACGTACAATGACCTGAAAGACGGCATCGCTGTCATGGATAAATATGGCATCAAAGGCCGTGAAGTTGAAAAAGAAATTCGCAAGCATACTGATGGTATGCCTGCTGAACAAAAGCGCAAATTTTATCAAGATTTTTACAATAGGAGAAAGTGAGATGGGAACTTTAGATAAGATAAAGAGCGATGCTAAAAATGCATGGAATACAAGAGTTGATGATAAAAACGGTCGATATTATGTAAAAGGTCAAAAAGCTCAGAAAGGTTCTGAAAATATGTTTTCAGGCTTATCTGAAACAGAAGATGATCCTTCATTAACTAATGAAAAAACAATGATGTCTGGATATGATAAAATTAAAAGCAATATTAAAAATGGAAGTTAATAGGAGAAAGTGATGAATAGCCGATTAAAGATGAAGCCCAAGAAAGCAGAAAAAGCCTCTTACGAGGAACCAAAACGCCCTAAAGTACCCAATTCCACATGTGCTAAGGGTAAACCCCAAGATCAGGGTAAGTTTAAGAACAAAAAAGGAAAGTAAAATGCCATTAAAAAAAGGTGATAGCAAAAAGACTGTAAGTTCTAATATTAAAACTGAAATGGCAGCTGGTAAGCCTCAAAAGCAAGCTATAGCTATTGCTCTTAATACAGCGCGCAAATCAGGTGCTAAAAAATCTAGTAAGAAAAAAGGATAAGGCATAATGTGGAAGAAATTGTTTTGTAGTATTGCTATCACTTTTTCATTTGTGATGAATTTAGCTTTTGCATTTGAGCTATACTATCAATATGAATCATCCTCATATAATGTTGAGAATGCAGCGCCTGTTATATTTGAGTGTAATGGTAAGCCTATGGAGTATGCTTGAAATGAGAATAAAAAATCGTCCGGGTTATAAAATATGCCCTCATTGCAAGATTGAATTTTTACGAAATGAAAAAAATTTTATAATTATCAAGAAAACAGGTCATGTTAATGGCACATGCAGAAAATGCAATACTGCTTATAAAATGAAGAGATATAGAACGCTTGGTAAGGAAGCTGTATGCAATACTTGCAAAGGGATCTATATTGCACCACAAGATTATAAGAATAGTGAAGAAAGAAAATTTTGTTCTAAAATTTGTTCTTATGCGTTTAGATCAATAGATCAAGAAACTTTATTATCTATACGTGGATTAGAAGATTTAAATGCTTATAATGTTATTAACCAAAGGGAGTATTGAAATGAAAGAGAAAATGGAGAAAATGGAAAAGGGTGGGAAAAAAGAAGGTATAGGACGCGTTATGCAGCGACCCGGTGATATGGAAGTTGGACAAGGTGGAAAGATGAATCAAAAGCCACGTGAGAAGTCTGATTTCAATCGTGATGCGGGCACTACACCACGTAAAGCATAATTTTTAATTGTGCTTGACGTGTGCAATAAATAGTTCTAATGTTATTAAGCGACAAAGAAGAAAACGTAGACTCGTGACGGATTAGCGAGGTACCACCGAGCTATCGGGCAAAATAGTCGAAACTTACGCGATACGTAGGGGCAACATCACCGTGACGGGGCTAATAGTCGAAGGGAATCATTATGACTGAAATGGTAAACAATGGAATGAGTCAGAGTTCTGATAACTCTAGCTCGCAACCTGTAGCAACGTCGTCAGCGTCGGCACAACCGGCATCTAGCGACACAAGCGAAAAACTTTTAAGGCAATCCGATGTTGATAGCATCGTTGGACGTGCGAAAGCGGAAGCGTATGAGCGCGGTAAACGCGAATATACGTCATCACAGCAGCAATCCAACTCGCAACCTCAGGCACAATCTCAACCGCAATTATTAGGCGGGATGCCACAGGTTACTGAAAGCGATGTTAGAAAATTGGCAGCCCAAGAAGCCTCACGCTTGAGAGACGAATGGATTCAGGAGTCTCAGCAAAAATCGAATGAGCAGGAAGCCACTCGAATTGCGCATGAGTTTACAAATAAACTCGATACAGGCAAAGCTAAATATCAGGATTGGGATCAAACCGTTGGTGATGTTGAGTTTAAAAATATCCCTCATATCGTGCAGCTTGCGAACATGGTGGATAACACAGCGGATGTGATGTATGACCTTGCGCAGAACCCCGAGAAAATCGGAAACTTGCAGCAATTAATTAACACTTCGCCAAAACTCGCATATAACTTGATGGTTAAAATGTCGCAACGTCTTAAAGACAACGAAGCGGCACAAAACTTTAAGTTACCTAAATCTCCATTGAATCATATGAGACCTTCTAATACTGGTACGGACACTGGTGCTATGAAGTCGGTTAGCGATTATCGGAGAAATCCTAATTATCGAGCGTAACCACTAAGTAAGCCCATGTCCTCTCTAAATGGAATTTAAGGGAGTGATCTCATGGCTGTTTATCCTGCTAATATTTTACAACAAGTACAGACGTATCAAAGATCGTCTCTTGGCTTGTTATTAAACCTATGCTGCTTTGTCAGCACAGCAAATACAAAATTTAAAGACTTTGATAAGATTCAAGCGAATCTTGGATCAGTCGTTACCTTTGATTTACCACCTCGCGCAACTGTCACCAATGGTTTGGTTGCAGCATGGCAAAGTGCGGATCAAAGAGTTCAATCTCTATCCTGCGATCAAGCAGGTAATGCTTCCTTCGCAGTTACATCGCAACAACGCATATTCAACTTAGAAAAAGGTGAAGAAGATTACATGCGTGTGTTCGGTAAATCCTTCATGGCAGAATTAGCGAATCAAATCGAAGCTAATATTGCATTGAATGTTATCAGTGCGGTTCCTGTTATGTCCGTTGATCAAAATGGTCAATCTGTTCCAACAGGTGCATTGCATACTGAATCTGGCCCATATCGTTTCTTCGGAAATGGCGTGACACCTTTGACAAGTTACCAACAACTTGCTCAGGAAATTATGTTCTTCAAAAACTACGGCGCAGTGTCTCATGGCATCAAGCACTACTTACCTGACACAATCATTCCTTCCATTGTCGGAACTGGCTTAAACCAATTCGTACCAATGCGAAATGATGAAATTGCTATGTCATGGGAAGTAGGTGATTTTGGAAGTCCTAAAGTTGAGTACTACCAATCAAACTTGCTGCCTATCCATGTTTCTGGAAACGTAGGTATCAATGGAACAACTCTGACATTAGTTAGCACCAATGATCCAACCGGACAAAATGTTACAGCGTTAACTTTCTCAGGTGCAGGCACCTCTGATGCAAGCGCAATTTTATCTGGCGATTTGATGCAATTTAATGACGGCGTTAGCGGTCAACCTAATATGCGCTACTTAACTTTCATCGGGCACACCCAAAGTGCCAACCCTGTGCAAGTTCGAGTTCTCGCAAATGCAGCTTCCACATCTGGCGGTTTAGTAACTGTTTCAATTTTCCCTGCGCTTAATTGGGCTGGCGGAAATGGACAGAACCTTAACAATCCATTAGCAGCTGGTATGCAAGCATCAACTCTTCCTTCTCACAGAGCGGGTATGGTTGTCGGTGGCGATGCGTTCTATATCGCTATGCCTCAATTACCTGAACAAAGACCATATGACACAGCAAATGAATACGATCCAGAAACGGGTGTATCTCTGCGCTTAACATACGGTTCTCTATTCGGGCAAAACCAGACAGGCATGATCTATGACTCTACATGGGGTTCAGTAGTCGTTCCTGAATATTCGATGAGAACTATTATCCCTCTATCTCAGGGCTAATAAAGGATAAGGGGGCATCCTTAATTAACGCCCCCTTTAACTAAAGGATTAAAGGAAACTACTATGACAACTTTGACGATTCAGAATGATCTAGTTTATTCATTGCCTCATCTTTACATTAGCGGCGCCAATATCTCTGTGGCATCGACTACTGTATTAGCTGTCGCTCCCGGTCAAGTAAGAGATTCAACCAACAATGTTGATATGCCTTTTAGTGCAAACTTTTTAGGTACGTCAAACTTAGTGGCTCCTCTTTATTTAAACTCAGCAACCGTTGGTGCTAATGGTTTAGATGCAGGAACTCTTGCTGCAAGTACAAATTACGTTGTTTACATTATCGGTGATTCCCGCAATTATAAACCCGTTGCAGGATTAATCAGCCTTCAAAGCAACGCATATCCACTTTTGCCAGCCGGTTATGACTCCTATCGCTTGTTAGGATTTGCACCGACTGATGCCTCAGCTCACTTTACAGCTGCAACAATTCTCAATATTTCTAGTGGCAAGTCTTATTACTTGCAGCCTGAAGTATCTGTATTGTCTGCTGGTAATGCGACAAGTTTCACTGCAATTGATTTGTCTACTGCGATCCCAACTACAACTGATCCATTCGTTATTGCTTATCTGGATGTTCTATTCACGCCAGCTGCAATTGGTGACGTTGTTCAGTTCAGACCTACAGGTAGCACTGCAACTGCGGGCTTAGTGACAATCACAGGTGTAGCTGCTGGCGTTCCACAACAAAGCTTTATTCAAGTGATGTGTGGTGTTGCTTCATCTAAACCTGAGATTGATTACAAAGTAACAAGTTCAAGTGATGCTGTAACTGTACTGGTTAGTGGCTACACAGTTTCATTAGCTTAATGACACAAGGAGCGTGTAATGGCGATGACTTATACCGCGCAGCAACTCATTACGCGCTCTTGGTATCTATCGGGCATAGTCGCTAGAGGCGCACAGACAGTTTCAGGGGATCAGCTTACTGATGGCTTGATGCTGTTGAATGCGCTTTTAGATTGGAAGACGATTCAAACGGATTTTATTCCTTATTGGACTTACTATGAGTTTCCTGCTGTTCAAGGGCAGGAAGCCTATTTTATTCCCAATCTTTATGCTGTTGAATCGCTGACTTTTAATATCGATGTGGTTCGTTATCCAACTGACTTCACGACACGTAGACGTTACTTTGGATCAAGCCGTGTTGATAATATTCAAGCACTACCTTTTAACTGGACGTTCAATCGAAAAGTAGGTGGTGGCACGATTTATATGTATTTCCTTCCGGCTGGAAACTATCCCATCAAGATCATGGGTAAGTTTGGTTTGCAGGATGTAACGCTTCAAGAAGATATGCTAACGGTTTATGATTCTTCCTATATTGAGTATTTACGTTATGCATTGGCTCAATATATGTGTTCTGAGTATGGGATTATGTTTAACCCCGAATCAAAACAGATTTTAAGAGGCATTCAACAACAATTATTGGATATCTCGCCACCTGATTTATCTATGATTAAATCGAGCATCTTGACGAGCGGCAGTGGATACAATTGGGGCGACGTCAATATCGGTAAAGGCTGGCGTCCTTCTTAAGTTTTAGACCAAGGATGGTTAGATGATAAATCGAACTCCCCGCTTTAAAGAAGTGGAATTGAATATTGTAGGAAGTAGCACATTTGGCCGATACCCCAAGATTTCGGTTGAGCGTACCTATAATATGTTCGAATCAGATTCATTCATGGTGCCCTACGCAGGCTATAAAATTGTTATCACAGCAGCTGAGCTTAATAACTCTCTCAAAGGTCGCGCGATATACTCCTCAACTATTCTCCAAAAGATGATTTTAGTTGATGAGCAAAATGTCTATCTAATAGATATTATCTTTAATCCAAATTCTAATGTACCCTACATTTTCATTAAGACGCTCATTGGGCAGCTCTTAACATCTGAGACAGATGTTTTTATAGCTGAAAATAATAGCGGTCAGATTTTAATATCTGACACGACAGCTCTTTATGTTTATGATCCAACAAACTTGACGCCGCCATTACAACAAATCTCAATCGATTTTGTACCGGGCTATATTACATTTCATGATAGCTATTTTATTGCAGCATCAACCGGTACAAATGAATGGCGTTTAAATGACATTACATCTCTTCCTGCGGTGACATTTCCTTTTGCATCACAGTTCGTTGGAAAACTTGAGACTAAACCTGATAATGTTGTTGCAGTTGTGCGTGTCCCTAGTGGTGGTAACATGGTTTATGTTATGGGTCATACAGTAACAGAACCTTGGTTTGACAATGGATTACAACTTTTCCCTTATCAGAGAAATACAGGTTACAACATTGACTATGGTTGTATTAATGCTTCAACCATTGCTGCAACTGATGAAGTGGTCGTATGGCTTGCGCAAAATGAAAAGTCCGGCCCGATTATTATGTTCACAGATGGTGGCCGTCCTGAAAAAATCACCACCGATGGAATAGATTATCTTTTTTCTCAGTTAGTCGCACCCGAAGATTCAGAGGCTTTTATCTATCGACAGGATGGACATCTTTTTTATCATATAAATTTTTACACTGATAATTTTTCATTATTCTACGATTTTAATACCAAGAAGTTTTATCATGCTTGTGATCAAAACATGAATTACTTCATTGCGAAGGAAATAGCTTTCTTTCAAAACCAATATTATTTTGTCAGCAAGAACGATGGAAACCTTTATGCATTCGACACTATTTATACAACTTATGATACGACTGTTACTGATAATTCTGTTATACCTGCTGTTACTACAATTCTACCCGTAGAAATACCTCGCATCAGAATTTGCCGTAATGTAAGAATGCCCGGACAGGATTATTTTATTATTAATGATATTGGATTTACCATTGAACAAGGTACGACAGATTATCAATACCTTGATCTTGGATTTCCAAATCTAATTACTGAAGATGGTAAATTTTTAATAACCGAAGGTAGTACTTTATTTTTAGGCACTCAGCTTGATGATTTTTTATTAACTGAAGATGGTTTTAATCTTATTGCCGAGCAATCTGATCCAAATGATTTTGCATTTCTCATCTCTAATAATGAATTATTTGTTCCTGTGACACCAAGAGTTGATTTAGCGCTTTCTTATAATGGCGGTGAATCATTTGGAAGTTACATTTCAAATAGCCTTAACCCCATTGGGGTTTATAAAAATATGTTAAGATGGTGGCAATTAGGATTAGCTAATGATGTGGTGATGCAATTTAGATTTTGGGGCATGGGACGATTTGTTGTGACAAATGGACTTGTTAATGTAAGGCAATAATTATGAACCCAAGAAAGCAACAAGCAATCTTTCCTGATTTACCAAGAGAGACTGATTTTGTCATGAAAGATGAAAAAGGCAATATCAAAGTTCACCCTTTGTGGATATGGTATTTCCAGAATTTAACGCTTGCTTTGCAGACAAATTTCTCACCTGAAGGCTTGCTTATACCGCCTCAAACTGCTGCAAATCTAGCGGCTTTAACCAATAGTCCGGGCGGGACTTTGCTATATGATTCAACAAATAATTTAGGTAAGATAAACATAAGTGGAACTTTTCACACGATAGTTACCCTATAAGGATATAGGTGATTTATGGCATTTAACCCATGGACAGCGGCAGCAGGTGGTCTCGGTGCATTAGGCATCGCAGGACTATCTGATTTCAATAAATTTGAAGACCCTTCAAAGGCAGCTCAACCTTATCTAAATAAGGTTCCGGGTACTATTAAGCCTTATTATGATCCTTATATTGATGCAGGCAAACAAGCTCAACCTGTACTTCAAAACCAATACCAAAAGTATGCGACCAATCCTGTCGGCTCATTGAATGAAATTGGTAGTCAATTCAGGCAATCACCGGGCTACGATTGGCGAGTCAAACAAGCTGAACAAGCCGCAGCTCATGCTGAGGCCGCTGGCGGCATGGCGGGATCACCTGAGCATCAACAAAATACAGCTGATATGGTTGGCCATTTGGCCGATCAAGATTATAACGATTGGATTTCGCATGTATTAGGCATTCAAGGCATGGGATTGGAAGGTGAAAGTCATTTGAATGATGTAGGCTATGGCGCAAGCAATGAATTAGCTCAAAGTTTGGGCAATAATTTAATGAGCCAAGCATCTCTAGGTTATGCAGGTAAAGCGAATCAAAATACATCAAAATTGGGTATCGAGGGCGCAGAACTAGGTTTCCTTGGTAACGCATTCAAATCTTATGCGGGAATGCCCGCAGGTGGTGGTTAATGCCTATCCAAGCCATGCAGTTTCAGCCTTTATCATTTGAGCAGGCCAATCCATTAATTACTGGCGCCAAGGCTGGCAGTGATCTT